AGGATGAACGCTGAAAACGGGCAAACAGCGCATTTTATAATGGGGCTTGTTATTACCACTGAACTTATGCAAGGGTTACTCGGTCTGGGTTATAACCTTCGCGAGCATACTGACCCTTTCAATGGAATGAAAGGTTTGGTTGTATCATGGTAGTCCACTACGTAAGTGCCTATTCCCGCGAGAAAAACATTGGCAAAGCCATCAATGATTCAATCCGACAGTTAAACGCGGATGACGAAGATTGGATATGTTCGACTGATCACGACATTCTGTGGCTCCTGCCGGACAGTAAGGCGCAACTTGAAGATATACTGGCCAAAACTACTTTCGATGTGTTGGGACCGCTTACTAACCGCCTGGGCGGTCCAACGCAGCTTGTTCCGGATATGTACGATGAAACGGATATACTCAGACATATCGCGGTGGCGCAAGACCGGGATAACAACTACAGAGGTGACGTGATTGGTACGCATGAGTTCTTAGCTGCGTTCTGCTTGTGTTTCCGGGTAAAGACCTGGAAGGCACTTGGTGGATTTCAAGAGGGCAACCTGTCTTTTGACTGGTTATTCTCAGAAATGGCCAAGAAAATGGGCTTTAAATTGGGTATTTGTGCCGGAATTTATGTGTTCCATTTATACCGGTTGGGTAAAAATAAAGATGACTATTCACATTTGTTATGAAACCGATCACCTCAGCAAAGATCATCGATGTTAAAAGCAGCTGGGCGAAACCTACTAAGAAAACGCTTTGGGGTAAAGCCAAGTTCAAAAACTGCTGTTACTGCGAAATGTGCATACCAATTAAAGATGTTACGCAGGAACATCTTATACCTCGATCTGGCGGCGGTACTTTAATTGCGGCCTGCTGTCTTGAATGTAATCGGAGCAAAGGCGCGATGTTACTGATCGATTGGGTTATCAAGTTGTACGATGATCTGCGTAAAGAGGGAGATGTGCGTAAAGTACGCCGTATTGAAGTGAAAATTAAGAACTCTATTAAATATTTGCTTTTGCTATACCCAGGTGAATATGACTTTATCTTTTAATTTACAAGTCCGGAGCCGCTATTATTGTTTGATTGGGTCGTAACTTTCCCGGATAATACGTCAGCCAGTAGAACCGTGTTCCGGTTTACCAATATCTGGTCCATACCTGCTTCGGCGGAACGTCCGTATCCAATTACTTCTCTTTTCTCATTCATAGTCAGGAAGGGGCTATTCTGTAACCAAGTAACGGCAGCTACCATATCATCATTTAACTCGGGCAAACCCATAAAATCCAAATGAATGACATACGTCTCAGTCGCAGTGTTATACGCAGGGCATATAAACTCGGTGAGCCCTACATCGATCTTACGACAGATGGGAGCTACTGCGTCGAATACGAATTTACGATTAGCTACGGGCAGGTTGTTGTAAGTCGCGCTGTCCTGGTTCCTGAACTGAAGTGGAATATGGTAAACGCGGTAAACACCGTCTGCTTTAGCATCTGATATTTCCAAAAGCTGCAAATCGCCTGATGCCAGGCCAATTTGGGTCCATTTCAAACCGATTGAGGCTGGAATCATGCGGGAAAGTTCGTCATTTGACTTACGGGCACTGGAAATGCGATCGTGCATATCTTGTTTTTGTGGTTCTGTAAGCTGATCTTCCTTGTTTTCAGGAGTAATTAAGCCGAAAATACCACCATTTTTCATCTGTTTATCTGCCTGTTTATCGGCATTTTCGATGATATCAAGGGAGAAAAGTTGTGATCTTAGCGGTGCCAAACCATATAATTGTCTACCATTTGTCGAATAGTTGGGGTTAAAAGTTTTAATATGCTTGATTTGAGCGGCAGGGAACATCTCCGGGTCCGTCCAGAAATTAACTTTATAACCTTCTATGGGATCTAAGGGTCCACCAGAGATAATTTTCATATCTGTGGGTAAAGCATATATTTCGGACCACTTCTTTTTAGAAGGTTGAGAACTATTTCCATAAACGTATGCATTTCCTGTTAAGAGGAACAAACCGGCAGTTGTTTCTAAGAAATCATCCCCGTTTTGTAATTTATTGGGATTGTTCAGCAGTTTTTCGATCTCCGGAATATGTACTTCTTCCAGGGCCTTAGCTTTTGCAATTAGTGCTTTGCCGAGTGTGGTTGATGATTTTGAATAGTTAAGGAACTTTTTATATTCGGCCTGGTCCTTGATACGGTAAACAATACGTGGGCAGGCCACGACTTTTTTAGCTATGATATCAACGCACTCGAATACGGGTCCTACGTTATTGAATGCATCAATATAAGTTTGATTGTTTTCTTGGACAATGGGAATCCCTGTATTTAACCAGCGAAAAATATTTTCGTTGTAAAGATTAGTTAATGCGGGTTGAATTATATTACGGGCTAACGCGTTGACCCGTTTATCTATTGTAGATTTGAAGATAGTATCGAATAATCCCATTGCATAAAGGTATATAAAAATTTTATAAAAATTATTTTTTAGGTTTTTTACGTGGGAAAGTTAAAATTTTTCATAGGAGGTAGTTAATTTTTTCATAGGGGCTTTATTTTACCTCAGAAATTTTTATACGGGGGCGCGGGCATATTTCTGTTTAAAAAGTTGTCCTTTTCTTTTTTATTAGGCACAAAAAACCCCGTCCAAACTAATGAACGGGGTTTAAACTTTAATAAGTTACCAACACAAATAACTTATAATTGCAGTTGCTACCATAATATAGATAAACCACATGCCATAATCTTTTTGCTCTTTCATGTTAATTAAGTATTAATGTTTGGTTGTTATCACTATGTAAGCAGGTAGTATAATAGATTTTACGGTCATACGGACCTATCATTATACGGGTTATAACTTCGTAAAGTTCATAACGTTCTGCTTGTAACGTATCAATTACCTGCTTTACGTGGTGCCTATCAGTAGCATCTATGTTTAATATGGCAATACCTTTGTACGTTTCCATAATTATTTAGTTTTAGGCATTTTAGATAGTAAAACCATAATCAAATCGGCTGTATCATTGTTGCGAATGTGATAACCTGGTATCAGTGATTTAGTAACAGCCGGGATGTTACAACCTTTTAGGTACTTGATTTGCGCGGTTGATAGTGTAACGCTTTTACCTTGTGAGCTTACAACCTGAGCGCTTGCAGCGTTGGCGAATAGAACAATGGCGATTGATAGGATAGTAATTAATTTTTTCATCGTGTTTTCGTTTTATGTTTGTACTGTAAAGATAGTATAATTTATTTACTATCCAAAATTAAATCGTTAATTATCACTTTTATTTTTTCTTTGTCTTTTGGTCCTATGCTTTGCCCTTGCTTGCAATGGATTTTTTTATTTAAATAGGGTTCCGGGTACTTTTGGCCGGGAAACATTAACCGTGCTAACTGAGTACGGTTAATAAGGGGATTGTTTAATATCTTATCTATATTCATAGGTTTAAAATCTTTTACCGTCAATAGTGAATGTATATTCATTTGCCATAATAACATCATCAATTTGTTCGTCGCTGTTTAAAAATTCGCACTCATTTTCCAGCTTAGCATAAATCCATTGCATAAAGTCGCGCAAACATTCGCTTACTTCTTCCTCAGTATCACCCGATACATAAGCATTATTGTAATTATGTTCTACATTAATACGGGTGCAGCGTTCGTGGTAATAATGCCCGGACTGTTTAACATTTGCTAACAATCCGTAAAAGTTTTTCTTTTGTATGGTTTGCAAGCGTTTGGCAATACTCAATAATTCGGTATCGCCATTATTATCTGCACGAAAGTTTTTTAATGATCCCTTTTCGTATTGGTAATAGCCTTCAAAACAAGCGCCGTCACCTTGTGAATAAAACCCGCTAAAATAGATTTTATCAATCCTTATACCCATTAACGCGCCTGCCTCAGTTGCCCATTCATAAACACCTTCATACCATTCATAATCAAAACCCACTTCGCGGTACCAATTACGCGCTACTTCTTTTGCCTGGTTATCTAATTCGTTTAAGTTATAAACTTTTGTTTCAATCGTTTTCATCGTGTTTAGTTTTTAAAGTGGTAAGGTTAATTGATTAGGATCGTTATAAACGATTTGTTTTAGATTGATAAGGCACCAATTAAAGAAGTCAAAACAGGTACCTATCCAATTATCGTAATTCTCTTTAATTTCGTCGTAATTGCCTGCAAATACAAGTCCATTCAATTCAAATTCGGTCGGTAATGAACTTTCTTTTACTTCGCCATATAAATAACATTTGTCGTAAACATCATAATACAATGCTTCGCTATCATATTCTACAGTTTGCAAAACAAATTCTAATAAGCTACCTAATATATGCGGGTTATCTGTTAAATAATCAGCGTCAATATAAGTTAGCCAATCACTTGCATAGTGTGAATAAGAGCTAATAAAACCGCTGCATGATTTATAACGCTCTAAGTAAGTTGCAAAGGTTGATAGTTGGCAAAACTTTTGCAACCTGGTAATAAAGGCCGAGGTAATTTTAACAGTAACGTCAATAGCATCGTTACTAAAATTATATTCGCGCGGGGATCTTAATTGCTCAAACTGAATTTTGCAATTAAAACCTTTTTGTTTTAACTTTTCTTGAATGGCTATACAGCATTCTTTTGAACAATCTTGCTCATAACCGGCAAAATCAAAATCATAATCGTCATAAGTATAGGGATCCTCAATTACTGTATCCGTTTCAGGTTCAAAGATAGTACCATAAAACCCCGGAAAAACCGGTAACCATGTTTTTACTTTTATCGTTTTCATCGTTCTTACTTTTTAAATTCTAAACCGTTTTCTAACCCTGTTAACATCTCACTGAATACAGCCGGTTTTAAACGGGCGCAACATGAACTCATATTAAAAGCGCCGTAATGACCGCCATTGCTAACACCTACCATAATCAAACGGTATCCGCCGTAACAAGCTGCATTCTCACAAGCCAAATATTGCGTATGGCCTAATTCAATAGCTTGTTTTTTGTTGTTAGCTAAACCGGCTAAATCTGCTATTCTTTTTACCTGATCGTTGATTTGTTTTTCTGTAGTTCTCATAATTTTCGTGTTTATCGTTTTTGATTAATTTTTAATTACTATACTGCAAATATAGTCTATTAACTAATACGTGTCAAGTCTTTTGTGAAAATAAATTATCATTTTTATTCAGGCCGGTAAATGATCAATCGCCCTATAATTGAACCGCGCACCCATCCACACGCGCATATACGCACACGTAAGACCCTTTTCTCAAAAACCCGTAAATATAAAAAGCCACGTAGAACAAATGCTCTTTGTGACTTTTTAAAACCCAATATTTCCTATAGAAAAAATCCGAAAATCAAAGCGATTTTTTCAATTACCCTACCATCCCATCTTTAATTCTCGCGGAACTTTTCCTAAATGCCGGTGAATAGCTTGCGCCAGGGTATCTGCTAAATCCTGTTTGGCCCCTTTAGGAAACTTTAAGATACCTTGCTCAGGATCCATATACAGCTTTTCTAAAATACTTGCCCGACAATACACCAGGCCTGCCTCTGCTTTCGGGCTCGACCCCCGGGCTCTGGCCATTTTATCCCCTTCGACCTGTACCTCAAAGGCGGGGATACCTGCGGTTATTAATGTTTGTTTGGCTGACTTACCTGAAGCCTTAGCTTCGACGTAATGCGGGGATGGCAAATCTTTCATGGTGTTGATCAGGTCGGGGAACTCTTTGTTGAACCAGCCTATGCCATCAATGTACATCTTATTGTCGATCCTGCCGCTTGTTACGTAGGCTGACGAGGCGTTGGTTGTCTTTTCCGTATAGGCTGTATCCCAATCACTGCCGTATCCGTCCATATCCCCTGATCGTGGCATATCTGCATCTGGAACCGGGATAAACCATCTTTTCCATACACCGCCACCTTTCGGGGTTGTATTCTGTTCCATCTGACCTGCATAGGCATAGCTGCCCAGGTCAAGTGCCATTTCATTGAGAGTTTCCTGGTCCATGCGGATGGGGTCCAGAAGCCCGTCAACATATTTACTGGTTAATTCTGGTGGCTGTACATTGTTTTGAGCCGAAACGTCGTCACGGGCCTGTAATGTAGCCGGAAGGCATATGTGTTTTATACGTTTACCTTTCTTGCTGAGCCAGTTGCCGGACGGGTCCATATCGTGCAGGCGCTGCATGATCAGAAATATCGGGGTTACGGCCTTATCGATCTTACGGGTTGATAAAGTCGTATCCATAAACGTACAGGATATTTCAAGCTCCCCTTCGGAAACGGCTTTTTTCGTGTTCAGCGGGTCATCTACTATGATGATATGAGCGTGAAACCCCGTCACTGTTCCCCCTACTGAAGTTGCATACCGTTCGCCCTGGTCCGTATTTTTATAGTTGTTCTTGTTATTACTGTCATCCCTGATCTTTATGTTGGGGAAGTACTTACGGTATTTGTCTGACTGTATGATATCCCGGCTTTTAACGGAGTGATCTTGGCTTAGATCGCCGGAATAGGATGCGGTCATTATACGTAAGGTTGGATCAACCGTCCACGCCCATGCAGGAGCCATTACCGTACATATGGTGGACTTTGATGAACCTGGTGGTATGTTGATCAGGGTGTCATGCAGCTTTGGCTGACGGGTCTTAGCAGGGATGCCGTATTTTACGTCAGCCGGTAATTTGCACACTCTTAATATGTCACGTTGTATTTCATCGCACAGGTATTCGATGTGCCAGTTCCATACTGGATCTTCCGGGATTATTTCGGACCAGAACTCTTGTACGAATTTAAAGAGTGATCGGCGGCACTGTTCTCCCTTAGCTAAGTCGGGGTTGATTTTTGGTAGCATCTTCGATTTCTTTTAGTGTTTCGTCTGAAAGTTGTGCATAGTCTAAAGATTGAGTTAAAGTATGATCAATTTTACTTTCGGTCTTTTCAGATAACCCTAAATCACGTGCAATAATATTGGGGTTTAGGAAGCCTGCCGCAGCTCCTGTGAACTTTTGATTGTAAATAGTTTCTTCAATGCGTATGATGACCCTCGAAAAATCTTTGCTTTCTTCATCACTTTTACCCGTTAAAGACGCTTTAAACTGCCTAAAATATTCTACTCCGCAATCTAAATAGCTGGTTAACCCCTGATAAGTGAAAGCTCTCATTTTAGGTATTTCAACCCGATCAGCATCTTTACCTTTGTAATCAATCTCTATCAAAGGGTTATCAACGCACCATTTAAAATATTCTAAAGCCGCTTCCCACATTAATTCAGGGGTTTTAAATAGTTTATCTCTACCATGCTTTGAACGTAGTTCCCAAAAATTGTTTCCTGATGGTGCCATAAAAGTTAAATTTTTATTTCAAATATACCTTTTTATTACGATATAAAAATCCTATGTTTGAATCGTTAGCCACAACAAATGTCACTACCCCCTCTTAGTAGTGACACAGTAGTGACACCGGAAGTGACACCAGAAAAAACTGAAAATCAGTCACTTACATCATTTGTCACTACGTCACTACCCCAAATCATCATTTACATTCATACGAGATAAAAAATAATTTTTACTTTTATTTTTATTTCCCCGTATAAGACTAATTACTATAAACAGGTAGTGACGTAGTGACAAACATATATAACTACCTATAAATCAATCTCTTACATATGTCACTACCTTGTCACTTTTCTGTCACTACCTAAGACAGATAGTGACAAACTATTTTAACTTACTGTATTTCAATTACTTAATACTATTTTGTATAATTGTTAATAATCTTTTTGTTTTATTCAAATTTAACTTTTAAGTTTACCCCATGAATGATGAAGTACTTAATCTAATCGAAGCCTCCGGTTTCAAGAAAAAATTCATTGCGCAACAATTGGGGATAACTCCCGTATATTTGTCCATGTGCATTGCCGGAACCCGCGAACTTTCCCGAAAAAAAGAAAGAAAATTGCTCGAACTTATCTCTCCATCTTTAAAAACCGCCTGAAATGATCAGTATTAAAGCCAAAAAGATTGCACTATATGCGCACTCACAAGATACTAATCTTCAGAATTTAACAACCGTAGACGATTTTATATCAGATATAAAAACCGGCAGATGGCAGGACAGAGTGCTGAAAGTGCGCATTCAAAAGACAGATGCAGCTAAAGCGGAGTTTAAAAGAAAACTGCCGAACGTAACCATATCAGGGGTGTTTGTTACCCGAGAAGATTCAACACTTCAAACGCATTCAGGTTACATCGCCGTCGATATGGATGCAAAGCATGGTCTGGAAGATGTAGTTGGCACCCGTAACAAATTAGCTAAAGACCCATACGTATATTCAGCCTTTATATCCACCAGCGGACAAGGCTTATGCCTTATAGTAAAGGTAGACCCGAAAGCCCACCGGGAAGCATATATGTGGCTATCATCTTATTTCCAAAAGAAGTATAACATCCATACTGACCCGAGTTGTAAGAACCTTTCGCGCATACGCTTCGTATCCTATGATCCGGACGTAACCATAAACGAGAACGCTATCCAATGCCCCGCCGAGCCTAAGCCTAAAAAAGAACGGCCACCTATGAAACCCTATTTCTTCCAGTCGGCCGACTTTGAACGTATTATAAAAGAGGTACAGGAAAGGGAGATCGACCTGACCAGTACTTACGAGAACTGGATGCTGTGCGCCCTTAGCCTGATCAATAAGTTCGAACCGGACGTAGCCCGAGAGTATTTCCATACGATCAGCCAACAACACCCTGAATATGATTCGGATGCTACCGAGCGGAAGTTTGATAACTTATTAGAAAGTAACCGCGAAGAAGTTACGATCGATTGGTTTTACTGGCATGTTGAAAGGAATGATATAAAACCCTACGGTAAAGAGACAGAGGCGCAGCTTGACTTCGAAGTATTCAAAGACGAGGAAGATCGCGACCCGGGCATATCTCAGGACTTGGTTAAACGCTACCTGGACGAGATGCCTGTCGTTACTAAGGTTAAAAGTTTTCTAAAGGCCAAACATAAATCTTATGTATTTAACCAGATCACCGAAGAACTCACAGCGGACGGAATCGATGGTGGCCAGCGCATTCGGAACGACCAGCGAGCTTGTATTGGTGTTATGCGGCGATCAGAAAACCGGTAAAACGATGTGGTTTAAAATGATCCTGCCCGAGCAGCTTAAAGAATACCGGGCCTCGTTAAATTGGTCCGGCGATAAGGACGAGATCATTCGTATGAGCAGGAACCTGATCATGCTTGATGACGAGATGGGAGGTAAGTCACAGCGCGAGGAAAAGCAGATCAAAAAGATCACATCAATTGACCAGGAGAAAACCCGAGGTGCGTATAAAGCGCTGGACGCTAAATATAAAAGGATAGCTATATTCTGCGGCACCACGAACGAAGATTGGTTCTTATCGGATACTACCGGCAACCGGCGCTTTCTCCCCGTTCATGTGCTTTCAATGGATTTCGAACTATTTAACAGTATTGATAAAGGCTTATTATTCTTTGAGCTGTATAACGAATGGAAAGCAGGCTACGATACTTCGATCAGCGACGAAGAACAGAAGATCCTTGATGATATCAGCGCGGAGTTTACTAAACCCAATACTGAGGAAGAATTGGTTAGCAAGTACTTGGCTCTCCCAAACAA